ATCGTCATCGTCATCGTCATCGTCCTCAACTTCTGGTTGTTTTTCTTCAACAGTCGTAAGATTGGTTGTTTGTATCTCATTTAACACATCCATAATATCTAATTCTTGCATGTCTGGTATCGTGAAGGATGGGTTAACATCTTTTTCATCTACGCTTGTCAAACCGTCGTATTCTCGTATTGCTTTCAAAATTTGATCGCGATCAGAAAAATTATCCATTGCATTATCGAATAAACGATTATCGATGCTATCGATTTCTCTATTAATATCATAAACCGTTATATTTTTCAATGTCGTTGGTATAGATGGGGGTGAATAATCACTCCTAGTATTGATTATTGGAGAAAATTCGCTATTTGCAGATATCGTCTGTCCCATTATTTATAATTATAAATTATAATTATAAATTTACGATAATACAATAACACAAATTATCAATTAGGGTTTTTCCATCGCGATACATAGCTTATCTCCTCTATTTTATTCGTTTTATTATATTTTTTATATTTTTTTTCGTAATCCTTATTCCATAAATGAATAATTTTATATCCCTTTTTATTTTCAGTTACTTTAAACGTTTCCGATTGTTTTGGCTGCTGACCAAAAAAATATACGTTTCTCCACACGTATCCTTGATTACAAGGCATTCTCTTCAAATCAATAGCTATGTAATCAGGTAATGTATCTATGCTTTTATTAAAATGATTGTACGCGGAATTATAATACCAACTCTTATCTTTTTTATCTTCTTGTCTTCCTTGTATGTAATATTCTTTAGATTTTTTTTGTACTTCTTTGTCTTCTTCTCGAATTATTTTTTTAGCATTTATTTTAATTTGGTTTTTTTCGTTGATTATACGAGTATTATTTTGTAGATCTTCAAACATTTCTTTGTCGAGCTCGCCTGCTTCTAATTTCTCGAGTCTTGCAGTTAAATTAGTTATTTTTTCATCATATTCAGATATATACACAGACAATTTATCAATATTGCGTCTTATAAATTTTTCATCCCCTTTAGAACTTCTGTAGTTTTGAATTCTACCTTCGGTCTGTGTTTTTTGTTTACTAATCGAATTTAATTCTGAATTTATTCGGATACGCTCTTTAAGGCGTTGCTCGTTTATACGATTCATATTATCCTTTATTTATGCGTATTTTATTTTTAAATGACTTCTATCCCATTCTTTAAAAATTGATTATCAGGTATTTCGTAAAATCGTTTAGCTGCCTCCTTATACCCTTTTGATGTACCATAATCGTATTCTAAATTTAATCTTTCCCATACTAGAACATCTTCAAATTTAATAGGTCGAACTATATTTTCAGTTAGAATGTTATATATTTTATCTTTCTTCATACTAATTGTACTTAAGTGTTTGTTTTTGAAATATAAAGCCCATCCGTAATCTATAAGAACAATTTTGTGATCCCCTTTTCGCATCATCACGTTTTCATCGTGGACATCTGGGTAGGCGACATTACGTTTATGTATACTAGGTAAAATTTTATGTTTGAGTTCCTTATAAGTTTGTTGCTTGTTCAATTTGTTTTTGATCAATTTTTCTTGAACGATGTACGCCTTATTTTTACACGTCCAAATATCATATATTTTAGGAGCGTGAACCCAACCTATTACATGATGCAATATGCTCAATTCTTGTTTAAATTCGCTATTGAACGGTTGAACTTTTAAAATATACTGTTTAGTATCACCACTGTTTTTTAGAGTGACTATATAAACTTTACCCGCAGATCCAACTCCGATTTGTCGCCCTTTTTTCCAAACGCGCTGTTTCGCGCAATTCTCGAATATTTTATTTAGGGGTTTATTACCTAAAATCGCGGGTATATTTTTAAGTTCTTTGATAACTATGCTATCATTCTTCATTTTATATATAAATATAAATTAAAGTTTGTAATAAAATCGTTTGTAAATCATAATAATATATATCAAAATACACGATGACAATTGATACAGTGTTTCCGTACCATTGGTATGTTGATAATAATGAAACAGAATATACTTCTATCCGCGTTTATGGTATTAATGATCAAAACGCGAATGTATGTATCCGTATAGATGATTTTACCCCCAGTATATACATCGAATTACCCGATAACATATCATGGTCGGTATCTAAAGCACAACTACTTAGTAACAAATTAGATGAAATAATGGGCAGGCAAAAAGCGTTGACGAAAACCCTTGTTTATCGTAAAAAGTTATACGGAGTTCAATTAGATCACAATGGAAATCGAAAGTCATTTCCTTATCTCAAATGCGCATTTTCACATATTTCGGACGCGAAAACACTCGGTTATAAACTAAAAAACCCACTTAATATAATTGGGTGTGGTAGAATATCGCTGAAAGTACATGAAACGGATGCTAACCCTATCTTACAGCTTACATGCGAACAGAATATATCTACCGCTGGATGGATACAATTCAAGGGGGTTCGAGAGGTTGATTCTGAAATGGTAACTTCGTGTGATTTAGAGTATAGCGTTAGATATAAAAATTTGAAACCGCTGAAAAAAGATGTTTTACCTAACCCACTCGTTCTTACATTTGATATAGAAGTAAATTCTCATAATCCAGGTAAATTTCCAGATCCTAAGGTACCTGGAGATAAGATATTTCAAATATCATGTGTGCTCAGTCGTATAGGTAGTATAGATAAACTAAAGTCGTTTTTGTTAACACTCGGTGATCCAGACGAAACAATAGTAGGAGATGATGTAAATATTATAAGGTTCGATACCGAACCCGATTTAATCGAAGGGTTTTCGAAGTTTATAAGAGAAGAACGTCCTAATATCATAACAGGTTACAACATACTAATGTTCGATATACCATATCTCATTGATAGATCCAAGTTATATATGTGTTTCTCAGATTTTGCGAGACATGGATTTCATATGTTCAATAAAGCATGTGAAAAGACAATAAAATGGTCATCCTCCGCTTACAAGAACCAAGAATTTCAGTTTCTAGATGCTGAAGGGCGGTTATATGTAGATTTATTACCTTTAATTAAACGAGATTATAAATTGAATAATTACAAATTATCCACCGTATCTGAATATTTCATGGGGGAAAGTAAAGACCCTCTTAACGCACAAGGTATATTTAAATGTTTTAGGATCGGTACTATCAGAAATGAGGATGGCACGTATGGTTACAATGCTCGCAAGGCAATGGCCATATGCGGTAAGTATTGCGTCAAAGATAGCGTGCTTGTTGCTAAGCTGATAGAGAAACTTAAAATATGGCCCGGGCTTACAGAAATGGCATCTACCTGTCAAGTTCCTATTATTTCTTTATATACTCAAGGGCAGCAAATACGGGTATATTCGCAAGTATACAAATATTGCATGTATAACAATATAGTCGTTGAAAAAGATGCTTACGACGTAGGTGAGCATGAAAGATACACAGGCGCGCATGTTTTTCCTCCAGTGGCGGGTAAGTATAAAAGAGTAGTTCCATTCGATTTCGCGAGTCTATACCCTACGACTATTATCGCTTATAATATAGATTACCACACCTTCGTTCAAGATGAAAGTATTCCCGATGAAATGTGCAATGTTATGGAATGGAGAGATTGTATAGGATGCGAACACGATCCCAAGACTATAAGGAAAAATGTTTTAACCGAGTATATTCAGGGTGAGCAAGATAAAATAGATAAAATCCGAGCTAAGAAAAACAAAGCCGGTGTAGGAAGTAAACAAAAAGAGACATGGATGAACGAAATAAATGTTATAAAATCGAACCTGAAACCTTATACCGATGAACGAGCTGAAATAAACAAAACAAAGCCCAAATTTCCGATGTGTATTAAGCGTAAATATAGATTTCTTAAAGAACCTAAGGGTGTATTACCTACTGTGCTTCAAAATTTATTAGATGCCCGTAGACATACACGTAAAGTAGACATGCAAGCCTGCAAAGACGAATTAGCTGTAACTGATGATGACGATCGTAAAAAAGAACTTATAGCATTGCTAGATGTTCTCGATAAACGCCAATTAGCTTTTAAAGTATCTTGTAATAGTATGTATGGTGCCATGGGAGTTAGACAAGGTTATTTACCGTTCATGCCGGGTGCAATGTGTACAACATTCATGGGAAGGGTAAACATTGAAAAAGTTGCTGAAATAATACCTTCCAAATTCGGAGGGGAACTAGTTTACGGAGACACAGATTCAAACTATATTCATTTCCCTTCTAAAAAAACTGCATCGGAAACGTGGGATTACGCATTACATGTCGCTAACGAACTTACAAAATTATTCCCACCTCCGATTGAGTTAGAGTTCGAAAACGAAATTTACGACTTTTTCTTTATATTGACCAAAAAAAGATATATGTATCGTAAATGTCTCAGGGATGGTGTAGTACAAAAAAAAATAGGTACTAAAGGGGTTATTCTATCTAGACGCGATAATTCTAATTTCGTGCGAAATACGTACGAACATGTAATTTCGATGATCGCTGATGAAAAAAAACAAGAACAAGTAGTCTCGTATGTTGTTGATCGAATTATTACGGCGTGCTCGGGGATATTACCGCTTGATGATTTCGTAATTACCAAATCCGTAGGTGATTATGCGAATGGAGTAGCCGAAGTTGATTTGGATGATAAAGGAAATATGTCAGGTAAAGCGCGGGTAGGGGAGTATAAAACACCGTTATTACCCAATAAAAATGCATCAAATTATACAGAAGAACTTGATAAGAAAAACGCATCAAATGAACGCGAATATTATATGAGCTGGTTACCTCCTCCTGTTCAATTAGCCGATCGTATGAAACGCCGAGGTGTATGGGTTGATAAGGGTTCGCGATTAGAATATGTGGTCACTAATCCCGATAATCATACTGGTAAACAGTCATATAAAATAGAAGATTTCGAATATATGAAAAAATATTCGTCGGTTTTAAGTTTAGATTACTTTTACTATATTAAAGCGCTTGCAAATCCGCTCGATCAAGTGTTGTCTGTCGCTTTCCCCGAACTTAAAGATTTTGTGTATAATATGTATATACATATATACAAACGTAGATATAAATTACACAGAGAACTGAAACAAATGTTCTCTCCTATTATTAAATTAATTGGTAAATAAAAACAAATAATATTTTATTATAATAAAAAAAAATGACAACAATAGAAGATATTTTTAACACTGATTTTACATCAAAAAGTTGCGATGAAAGTAGATGCGGCGGCTTAAATTCAAAGATGATGCAAAAAGCATTATGTTATACGTCTAAAAAATATAGAGACGGTGCTGATTTGGCTAAATCGAACCTGTTGTCAGGTTCAGATGACTCAACCATAACAGATGACCCAAACCCCGAAGATGACGATCCCGCGTTATTTAAAAAGACAACGACTAAAGGCGAGGGTGCGGCGATGAAGGAGACATGGGGGTTCAATGGAGAACACCAACACTTACCAACGGTGATGAATTATTGAGTCGCAAAGACTTCGACGATAAGATGACAAAAACTACGAAGCTGCGGACGAGGAAGACATCGCTAAGGCAGTCAAAAAAGAAGTCAATAATAGATTAGGTGATTTGAGGCTCCCCGCCGAGGAACTAGAGAACGAAAAAACACTTGTCTTTTTGTCTCTTACCTCGTCTTGCGAACACGGCTTTCTCACAGGTCCGTAAACTTTACGTCTTCCGGCCTTCACCTTCGGTCTGCATTGTTTAGTCAGACGATCTTTTGTCTCGTTTGGTTTGCATCCACTTGAACGTGAACCTCTTGATCTGCTTCGAACCATTTTATATTAAATAAATAATTATATTTATTTAATTATATTTTAAAAGGATATAAAATAATTACACCGTTGGTTATTCAGGTGTATTAAAAACCTTTATTTATAATTAATTATAAATAAATATCATCCCGGACTCATGTTATTACTTCTTGCAAATATTGTTTAATTGTCGACAAAAATCTGCGTCACTGCATGTATCTCTACCACACACGTAGTTTTCATTGATGTTCCATGAACACGACGGGGTAGTCAGACATGAATCCTCGTCCTTCGCCTCTGAGCATGTTTTATGTAATTCTGGAGTGGCTGTTTTATAGCTTGTTGGTGTACATGTAGACTGTATATCATCGATACTGTTTTTGGTGATCCACTGCAGCAATTTATATACAAACCCACCCATTCCGCTATCGAAAGTCAACAGATTCAGCCCTGTTGGACCCAATCCTTTCGTGTTTAAAAGATCGTTGATTGTGGTTTCATAATAAGGTAATACTTCATAGTTCAAAATCGGCTTAATGGAATTGACGATGAACGTCTTATACTCAGGAAGTATAAGTCCGTCTGCTAATGCCTTGGTCTGAGGGCTACCTCCGTAATATTGCGATTTAATATCAAGCATGTCAAAACTGTCAAGAACCAAATTAGACACTTGAATTGATGCGAGTGTAAAGTTGCCACCGCAATCATCTACGATAAGTTCTAGGTCACCTCTTATTTCAATATCTGGCAATCCTATTTGTAATATTATTCTCATTGATTCATCATCACATGTTTTATCTACGGCCGGATTATAAACACAACCAGCGTTTCTATAACATTTCCATTCTTTCGGGTTTCCACAGTCTTCATACGAACCAAGAGAAGTAGTATCAAACCGGTCCGTGTCCCATTTAACAACATTACTGACGGGGTTCCCTTTTTGGTCTGTAGCCGCTCCGCACAACTTAATTTTTTTATCATTTGTTAGCAATGGTGTATATTTAACTGCAATGTCTTTACCTTGTTCCTCTGGTGGAAAAGACTGAAACTGGTTTGATGTGTCGCATGCGTCGTAATAGGTTGGTTCGCCTCCGCTTACCTTAATATTCAAAGCAATATCAGCTGTTACGGGAGGACATTTTCCTATTCCTAAACCGCATATAGCTTTATTGAAGGGTGTTGGCTTATTGGTTAATACGATTTGTTTTAAAGAAAATACATACTGAGTGTTCTTTCCGGTTTCGTTTTTAATTTTCTTAAACGAACAATTTCTATCCCCTAAACTCGGTTTGAACTTGAAGAAGTTGCTTTGATCACTTGTTCCACCAAATCTGAGAGTGTTTGCGTTTTTTAAATTTCTAATTTCTACATCAGCGGTTATTACTTCTTCCCCCATCTCTGAAGGAAGATCAAAAGTAATAGGATCTAATATATTTTCAAAGTTTAAATCGCCGACAGTACCCCAAACCGTGCTAACTCCCGGGGTACCAAATCCCACAGAGCTTGCTAAGTTGGTCGTCATAAGAGTATTTACAATATTTACTAAGCCGTCCGCAAAACCCTCGAAGGAGCCGAAGTCGCAGGTGCCGTCGCTTACTGGCGTGTAAGTAATTGGGTACCTCGCGCACTTTCTTTGAGCGCTTACTTGGGGGTGACCACAAATACACCCACTAGTTGGTTCATAATGATCCTCAGCTAACAAAGGGGCTAACAACTTAGACCACGCATACTCACCTAGTTCACCTTTACTCTTAAAGTAAGCAGCGGGTGGAAAAGTGGTGTCTGAGTATGCGTTTGCGGGACAAACCCCATCAGAGGCTTGTTTCCAAGAAGGGTAAGAATATTTGTCTCGATAGTATATTATTTTATTATCACTTGGGCATGATAAGGATTCCCCGGGAAGAGAGGTTTCCTTCCAAACATCCCCATCCCGCTTAGCATCGAAAGGTACGCAAAAAGGAAAACCGACAGCATCAAGTTCGTCTGCTATGGGCCATGGAATTGGAGGTATAAGAACGGTAAACATTGCAATATCAGGACTAGCCAAAATGACCGCATCGGCGAGTGCTGAGCCGAGCCCGCCATTGTTCACATACTGGACTAATTTTTTCAGGATCTCGATCGGAGACAGCAACTTCACTACCCCGCCCACTACCGCGCCTAAATCGATCGCCAGCGACTTAAGGGTGTTGAATTCCATGGCCCTGTAGTAGTTTTCACCCGGATCGAGTTCATCTGCATAAGAATACCATCCGCTTCCGCCGAAACCTGAAGTTAATTTAGCAAGCGTATCTCCACAACTCCATTTATCAAATGGCCAGTCTTTTTTTGACACTGTTTTTGTGTCTGGTGATTTACACTCATTGGTCGCAACGTATGGGTTAAACAAGGCAGTCATACTGCTGTAGTCAACAGCACAGCCACCACGTTTTGCAGTATTAGACACAGGTGGAAATCCAACAAAAATTCCTAAAGCTTCGTCATACCCGTTGTTTTGGGTAATACCACCAGTGCCGCTAAATGCGCATTCTCTGTCGCGGTAGTTATAAAAAAAGTCAGTTATACCGGCTGCAAACTTGCCGTCGTTTCCCGCGTTGAGATGTAACTGTACGTCACTGACTCTGCGACGGGTCGCTTCACTAAAAGACCCTCTACAACCTTTCAGAGTTATAGTGACTTTGATCTTAAACGCAAAATTTTCTATAAAGAGTTTGAAGCTCGGGATCCAACTTTTTCCAGGCGTCTGACCCGTCAAAGAGAGATACATTTCAAACGCTGCAATTAGTTGAGTAGTTCGTGGCACGTTCGCAAACATAGTAAAACCGAGTGTCGCTTCGACGGTAGTTTTATCAGCCCCCAGCTCAGTCACTTTAATGTCAAAATTTTTATCTGGATCTATATGTAATCTTTGTATATTTTCAATATCAGTGAGAACAAGTTGAAATTTATTACCGTCCTTGTTTTTTGGATCGCAGTACTTCAACGTTGACGCCGGGTATCTATACAGTGATATAGGCCAATCAGACTTTGAACTACATTTCATACTTTGATATGCGTAATTAGGTCTAGACGCTATAAATTTATTGACAATTGGGATTATAGCGGTTTTAAATAAACTTCCGAAATCATACGTCTCAGACCCAGGTGATTCTATGAATGCAGGGCTCACACTATTATGAAAATTTTTAACGACGCGCGGGAGGACAGGGAGGTTACGATCATCAAGCTCTTCTCGTAATGAATTGATAAGTTGATGCGTCAATGGTTGTTCATTTTTCTTTTCTTTAAACATATATTTTATGATGTTACTTGCTAATTCTTTACCTATGTCATTCGTGGGATCATACTCAGTGCTCATTTATATTAACGAAATATTTTCATTATAAAAAAAAAATAATTTAAATAAATATCTATACACACATGTTTATTTATTTTTCTTATCGCAATTGTATCGATTTTAGGGTTGCTTGCGTTATTTAAATTACCACCTTTTCCAAAAGTGAAAATTTTACATTTAATAGATGATATATTTTAAAATATTTTTAATAATAAAATGATATTTTTTTTTATTATAGTCATAGTAATAATATTGTCCAACGTGTTGTATTTTGTTTCTTTACCCGGGAAAGGTAAAGATGTTTCTATCGATTTGATCGAAAACGAAACATTGTATTTCAATAGTTTATATCACGGTGATAATGCGTCAAGAATCGTAAAGAAAGAGAATCTGAATTTCTTATGGGATAATATGCCTGTAACTTTACAAAAAAAATGTTAAGAAGTCTAAAAATACTTCGTTTAAATGGCCACCTGATAAGGGCGAACGATCTCGGCTTACGGCGTTTCCATACCCCGACGGGAAAAACGACAACGAGTTTGTAGCGTTTGCAAAAGGGATGGCTTCCTTACTTAATAATACATCAAATTCTGTTACTTTTCCGGGATGGTTGATTTCAGTTTACGATCCAAAAAATCCAAATGACAACATTTACGCTGATATGCTGAACAAACAAATACCGTGGGACTCAAACGACGGCCCTCTTTCTGATCAAAAAAGTATTTATTTAGAAGTAACACATGCCTGTTATCCACCGCCTGATCGCGAATACCCGGAATGTGACGACGGAGGTTATTGGTTGTATATGACACCTGGATCCGGTGTTTTTTGGTCGACAGGTAGCAAGTGTTTAGTTGCTAATAACAAAATAGACGGAATGTTCAAAATGTTGGAAACAACCAAAGGTAAGATGTTCTTAAAAGAAGCGAACGTTGAAACCCCGTTGGAGTATATGTCTTCCAAGTTAAAAGGCAGCGAAGGCGGTACAAATTTGGTGAAAGCAATGAGAGAGGTTATCAAAGCTAGGGCTGGGGCCTGAGTCGATTTTGAAGATGGGCACATGCACAGGCACTGGCCGAAAAAGATGGGCACATGCACATGCAGGCAAAAATATGGGCAAAAATCACGCAGGCAATAAGATGGGCACATGCACACGCAGGCAATAAGATGTGCAAAAAAATGGGCAATAAGATGGGCAAAAACGTTGAGAAACTAAAGCGTAACTCAGACAGTCTGCACTTTGGTTTAGATCAATCAAATAAATTAATTAATGATTAATGATAGCGTTATGACCATACCAATGTCTGCACGTCGTTGTATCATTCTCGTCTAGTGAAAACAGGTTGTACACAGCAGTCTGAAGAACCACTTCCTCCGCTTTCCAGAACTTCCTAGATGGAACTATAGTTGTGATAGTAGAGCTTTTCCTTCTCTTTGCTGGTCTGGAAGTAGACAGAGCAGGAGCTTGTGGCGAAGGCTGAGGTTGAGGTGGAGTAGCTTGTGGTGAAGGCTGAGGTTGAGGCAGAATAACTTGTGGTAGAGGTTGATCTTCAGTTTGAGCAGCTTCAGTTGCTGCCGTGGAGTTTAGCTGGGACTCCTCAGTTAAAGTCTCATCAGGAACTTCAGTTAGCTCTTGGCTGTCTGGAAATTGATCATCTAACAAAACTGGAGAGGGAATCATGACCAATGATTTAACCAAAAAGCAAAAGATGAGATGGAAACATGCAAAAATTGAAACATGCACAAATTGGGGGCAAAAGATGGGCAAGATGGGCAAAAAGATGGGCAAGATGGGCAAAAAGACTGGGCAAGATGGGCAAAAAGACTGGCAAAAAGATGGGCAAAAAGATGGGCATAAAATTTTTGCCTGCCTGACTTTTTCGCTTAGATGGGCCATGCACATGCCATGCATTTTGCCCAACTTCTGTCATGCATGCAAAATCTCAGGCCCCAGCCCTAATCAAAGCTATGCAAAATGATAAACAAATATGGGTCCTCGTTTAACCTATGAAATTGGTCGTCATGGAGAATTCGACGGTAAAAAACAGTGGTAATACTAAACGTTTTGGATTTTTAATTAAAAATAATTAAAAACGAAATTATTGATCGAATGGAAAGTATTGTAACTAACCCAGTCATGCAATATCCTACCAAAATCTATGATTTTTTACGTATATATATAAGAAATGCAATACAGTATAATAATATGAATAAGAAAGACGTTGAAGAATTAAGCAATAAAATTATTTACAGTGCTCAATATATTTCAAATAATAGACCTAATCAATATCCGCCTGATGTGGAAACATTTGCCGACTGGCTTGAATTTGTAACTGAAGGGGGGTTATCCGATATTTCAGTTGATGATGTTTTAAATATGCTAAAATATATTAGTGACGATGACAATTACGTATATGTACACCCTGAATTATCAGTAAAAGTATTGATCGATAGGTTCGCATCTGCAGTAGTACACGATGAAAAACACACGTTATTAGATCTTATTGAGAAAAATACGAGATATAAAAAAATGATAAAAACATTAAATAATTATTATCCTAACTCTAATTTAGATATCTTGGCAGAAATTGTAAATACATGTTTAGATCAGAATATTAATACTAAAGATTTCGATTTCTCAAATTCAACCGATTTGGAAATCTGGAATTCAATTCATAATTTACAACTAGGTAGCGGGCCATCACCCCGTCGTAGTAAGCGACTTATGAGCAAAAATCATCTTGCATGACAATCTAGAATCTGCTTCAGGGAAACATCTTTAGCAGAAACTGTGTTATAGTGGGTTTTAGTCATTGTAACTTTCTTATTTCTGGTAGCTTCGTTACCCGATAATTCACAAGTTTCTGCTGCGATATATTCTAGGACTGCTGTTAGATAAACAATAGCATATTTACTTATACGAGTTCTTCCAGCCCGTTTTGGTATATTGTCTCTCATAAACGTCTCAACTCTAGGAACCGACAGTGTAAGTTTGGCTTCTTCTGTTCTCGTTACCCGTCTACCTTCAATCTTACCACTTGAAGCTATTGTAACGGCTTTAGTCGCATTGCTAGTTGCATATTTATACAAATCGGGAAGTAAAACAACTTCAGTAGCGGCCTTTATGTCTTTGGCTTGTAGTTCAACTCTACCTGCATTTATCTTAATTGCGATAGCTGTTAAGATGAGTTTTTTACCCAATACATTTATCATATTATTTACGGAGGTGGTAAATTCAGCGGATACGCGAAGGTCTGGGTGTATTTGTTTAGCAATTTTACGAATATAAGTTTGTAAATTCAGTGTATTCATTTTTATTAGTACTATTTTTTATTATAAAACTTATAATAAAATGTCTGATGATCGTATTATTATGTGCAATGATCATTGCAAAGAAGATAGCGACACTAAGTGTTTCGATAAATGCAAAGAAGATAGCGACACTAAGTGTTTCGATAAATGCAAAGAAGATAGCGACCATAGGTGTTTCGATAAATGCGTAAATGCATTTAGAACAGATTACATTTCTAATCCAAGTGCCAAAAAGTGTAAAAAATTATGCGAAGAAATGTTTGACTATGATAATACTGAATACCACCCGGATGAATTTAATTGTTGTGTAAACGAATGTAATAAAGTTTTAGATGTAGATGGTGAAGGGTTCGATAGCAAAGGAGCTGTTTTATTAGACGATACTAACACTTGGTATTATTCGTATTTTTATCCTAAAGATTTACACGGGAAAGTACCGATAGACCCACAAAAACCAAATGGAGCTAAATTCGATAATACTGAAGTGAAATATGTCGTTGATGCACTAAAAGACGGTAAGTCTCATAATGGAAAAAAATACCCTAAAACAATCAATTACGTCGGATATCCGATTAATAGATGCAATGCGCGCGATATATATGTTCCTTTGCACCCAGCGGAATTAAATGAAGATGTACACAGATTATCCAATGATTATTGTATTGACGCGTCGGTCCCGAAGCGAGGGTGGAGGTTCGCTACATGTATCAGAAAAAAAGGAAATAAATCATGCGCGGAAGCATTGAAAACATGTCCTGGTGGTCATCCTGGTAGTGACCCAAAAAGTGTAATAAAGTATGACAGAACAAACATGTTAAATATGATTTACGGTGGATTTACCCCGTAATTGTTAATAATAAAATCGTATTAAATAAAGTATTTTTTAATGATGAACGAAGATATTTTTTTTAATCATATATAATAAATGAATGCATATATGATTAATTTAACCGCTAATAATGACCTCCCTTCTATAACGGAACGTGGTTATTATTCATCTACCGTTGACCCGTTATCGCAACTACAACTAATTGAAATTCGCCGCATGGTTAGTAAACGCGTACGTGATAGATGCGGAATTGAATTTGATATCGATGATGATGATATTAACAAAATGTATGTTAATAAAGTATTAAGTTATATAGAATCTCAACCAATGACATTTTTACAAAAACAAAATAGAATAATAAACATGGTTATAACTCAGTTAAGTTCTAATATAATTAACAATTATTATATTCGTAAAACACGAGAGGGATATACTGAATGGAACAAGATAAGTAATATCGAAACAGATAAACGAGGACACGATCTTATAAAGCTGAATGCAAACCCGCTTAATGTTATTGACACGTCAATGCGATATTAAGCGACTCATATTTATTATTAAGTTTTTCAACAATTCTATATATATTACAGAATTGTTGAATGCCGTTAACTTTAGTGGTTTTTATAGGGTCTAAATTGTTATCTCCGTATACATGTTGATAGATTCTACCTGTATGATCTCTGACAGTTCCATCGTATTGTATATTTATATCTTCTGTTAACTTTACTATTTTACGTTGTATATATCCAGATGTTGCAGTGCCCATAGCTGTATCGGTTATTCCTTCTCGACCCGACATTGCATGAAATATAAATTCCTTGGGGTTTAATCCTTTTATAAACGAAGATGATATGAAACCTTTAGATTCATACTCTAACTCGTGACTTAAGTCGTCTTTATTAATGGGGTAGTAGCATAAAGATCGCCTTCCGTTACTCATCATGTACTGCACCCGTTGCCCTAGGATATCTTGTTGACCTAGCAACCCTGTGATTTGCGAAATATTAAAAAAGTCTCCTTTGCTCCCTGAAATAACAGTTGATAAAAAGTTGTTTTGTTTAGAGAGTGAATCTTTCGCTATTCTAAGACCTACGTCTTTTGCTTTATTTAAAGCGGATTTGATGCGTAATTCCCTGACATTAGGGTTTGTTGTGGTTTTCTTATAAGCAGATGCTTCAATATAACATTTCCGAATAACTTCTTTTGTTTTTACATCTTGGTTTTTGTCAACCATCATACAATCACTGAAATTAACACTAAATCCTCGATATAATAACCATTCAGTAGCGCAAAATTGGATGCTATCTATAAAATTCATAGCTATCGTAGGCGAATATTCCTTATTTATCAGTAACAGAATGGATGCATGTGTCGATCCCAAAACCGATTTATCGAACGCGCCTTGGTATAGAACGCCGTTATATATTTTTACGACGGGCTCCTTGGGATCTGCATTGTTACGGTATTCATAATTGAAATCTTCAGGTAGACACAACGATATCAAACCTTTTCCTGAATAACAGGACCCTTTGGGTAATCCTTTGGATATATATACATCATCTAATTCGCTGATTCGTTTGATTATATCGGACGAAGGTAATTTCATAGCCATGTATATTTGGAAGAAAATATCTCTGGGAATATTTTGGATTCCTATAGACATTTTGTAAGATCCTAGTAACGAATCCTGAACAATGGCGATATTAGGTTTGCTTGATTGAGGTGAAATAATATGATGTTCTACGCTTGATAATAACTGTAATTCCGCTTGCGCTTCTTCGCTTTGAGGCACGTGTATGTTCATTTCATCTCCGTCGAAATCGGCATTAAATGTTTTACATATACTTAGATTCATACGAATGGTTCTGTGCGGACGTATTATTACTTTTACCGCAAGCATAGACCCTCTGTGCAATGTAGGCTGTCTATTTAGAAGTACCCAATCACCATCTTCCAATAATCTATTAACTATCATACCGACTTCAATTTGAAAAGTATTTCCTGGAATTTTAATATCATTTAAAATTACGTCATCTCGTAAAATCTTATCGCCATCTATCAATGTTAACTTTGCTGGATCTACTACACGTATTTGCTTGCCATTTCTTAATATTACATCCCCTTCGAATACCGTAGTGCCTTCTGTTAAGCGTTTTATATTGATACATGTTTTAGCTTCGTTATTTTTTATAACACTTGTTACTTTATTATTATTTAATCGATCTTGTAAAATAGAAATATTTAAAGGAGTCGCCCTGATTGGCACCGTTAATTTATTTGCCATTTCGACGGGTAGTATTATTTCATTTGTCCTGAGCGTGCTATCGGGTCCGACGACTGTTCTACCGCTGTAATTGCATCTTTTACCCATCATATTGTTACGTATCTGCCCGTCTTTTCCAGCTAAACGTTCTTTTATACCTTTAATAGGTCTGCCATTGGTCGTGTGTTTTGATTTTCCCTGTGTATTGTTAAAGGTAGTTGATATTTTAAACTTAAGCATTGCAATTAGCTTTGTTATTTTTTGTTTCTTCAGGGTACAATTATCAATACTACTTAATAATTTATTAATTTGCGAATTTATTTTTATTATATCCATGTACTGTATTGTTATATCATCATCCCATATACTACCGCTTATGTTTATATAAGGTCTATCTACAGGTGGCAAAATCGTTAAATAAAACATGATATAATTCCGCGGGTGACATAATTGTAAATTTAATCCCATGCTTACTACATCATCATCAGGTATAGAATCTAATATTAGAAATATTTCGTATGGGGTCAATTCGGTCTTTGTCTCCTTTCCGTCGTCATTTTTATCATGTAAATAAATGTTATTATCGAAAGGACAATGTTTAATTTTAAATGTTCTTTCTTTTAATTTATCGCTTCCATCACACCCGTTTCTACAACATATATGGTTTTTTTTCTTGCATAGTTCAGTCAACCCAATAAACGTATCAAATTTTTTCTTAAAATTTAAATTGTACATTTCTATATGTTCTTTCCCCAATAAACATCGATAGCATTTAAAACAGACGCAATGTAAAATATTAATTACATGTTTTATGAAAAGCGGGTGAATTATAGGTAATGATAACTTTATATATCCCGGATGACCGACGCATTTCGCACTTGATTGCTTACACGTAGGACATTCGATTCCATATTCGGTAACTCCCATATGAGGATCATATACACTCCCACTGCCTTTTTTTTTAAGGTTGTTTACTTCGCACGCAGAATAATTCAATATTTCTTGCGATGAATATACTCCGAATTGTATACTTGCAATTTCATCATTCATTGTTTAGTTATATTAATCAATTCAAATTAATATAAATTAACGTTTTTATTATAAAATAATTAATCTATTTTTGCGGTAAATATTGAGGGGGGACTTGTGCCCAACGCATGCTAGGGATTTCCCACCTATTCGTCTTGTCGTTTTTACGAGCAGTCATGCATTTATACGGTTGAACTTTGACGTTGAAAGAATTTAGTAAACCTTGAACAGTATTCCTCATTGGTCCGAATTGTCTCAATATCATGTTAAAGTCAAACTGAGGATCTTTACCACATACGTTTGCGACGGTAGACTTAACAGGGTCATAATCTCTATTATAACAGTTATTGTCCGTAAATGGTCGCCCTGTAGATTCTCGTAAAGTTAGTAAATTACATCGCTCACCCGGACACGACGCCAAACCTAAAGTCTTGCATGTATCGCCCGTCCACGGACAATTACATCGACATTTTTCTTCCCCAAATTCATCTTTGTAAGAGGTTCCTTGAAAATTACAATTACTACCATCTGTGGGTAAAGGTCTGCAATATTGCAGATTAGCGCTAGTTGGATCACTGTCAACGACATAATTATCGTTGCATTGACAATCTCCATTTTCATCGATGTATCCATTTTTACAAGGATCTTCTATACAAGAAGGGTTATTTTCACATTTAGCTTTCAAAAACTGATTTTTGATAGACACACCTATATTATCTTTATCACATGATATGTAACCCGGATCGCATGTCAGCGTTATACCGTCGGTGCTTTTTCGAGCGTTTACATATCCATTACCGTTGGACCACGTGTCTGGAATGCATTTTTTCGTGTAAACGGTACTATCTGTTTTAGACCCCGTATATGTGTAACCGTCGTCGCATAAACATTTACCGTTTGACGGGTCAGATTCATTTACACTTTTATCTAATCTATCCCATTTACGATGACAAACACCACCTTGGATTCCAGGTTCTCCATCTACATGACATACACGTCCAATAGAGTCGTCTTCTAGACAGCATTTATCAGTTCCGTTACAATCGGAATTAATAGCACATATCTTTTTTTCATCTAGTGGAACATATAGTTGCCCATTTTTTCCACATGCTAAGGCCTCAATACAGTTACTGCCTTCATTTACCGATGGTTCATGAGTCATCATAGTTGGATTTTTACATCTACATTTCCATGAATAGTCATTGCCATCTCTGGATTTTGTTAACTGATATTGCGATGTGAAATTATTGCATAGTTGATTGCTAATCACTGGTTGACATACTCCCAAATCTGGATTACCAGGCACCGGTAGACTTATTTTTTTGTTGTTGATTACTATATCTTTGTTTCTGGAACATTGCCATTGTATATTTGAACAATAAGCACACTGTGTCGAATTATCATCTTCCATATTACATATAGTAGGATTTTCGTCTAGATTGCATACACTGTTCTCGACTGCATTACTACACCTCGTCCTACTATTATTTGTTGTACATTTACCGTCGTTTGGGCAATCCGCATCGTTGTCGCACTTATCGAACATCGTAGCGAAATTACCGTTTCCTTCAACCTTTGTGTTTTGGTGTTTAAACACCAAAACACCTAATATTGTAAAAAGTGATAAAATAAATACCGATATTATATAATGCATTTTATTATTATATAATAAAAAATGCTATAATATATTTTTAGATTTAAAAATAGTTATAACATCGTTAGCGGTTAATTTATTTCCGATTTCCGTTACCAAATCGCCGTCTTGGTTTATAACAAGACCTTTAGATCGTAACATTTTAGAGGGTAATTTATATTTGAATGTTCTCTTTTTAATATTTTGATCTTTAAACTTTTTTAAAGTTTGTGCCAATGGTTGAACGCATTTGTAGTCGTTTATAAACCAGGAATCATCGTTATTATTTGAAATTCTGAATACCGGTTCGAAAGATTCCGGGTCTTTACATCTATTGTTATTCATTTGAGTACCGTATACAAACCCAAGATCATTTTCTATCCATATCCAGTATCCATTTGGTTTGGTATTTATTAATACATTGTTACCATCTATAAAATAATCAAATTCCATGCAATCTTCTGAATTTATCATGCATAAAGGTTCTAATACTTTGGGTTTTATTAAATATTCTACTAAAAGATATGCAATTGCAAAACATACTACTAATATTAAAATATTAATTATAGGATGAAATAATTCATAATAATTCATCTTTTATTGTATCATAATATAAAATATGTCAACGCAAATTGTATTAGGGTCTATTGTATTGATGGGTATATTCACTGTGATTTATGTAATAATATATGGCGGCTTGGGTACTACGCAACTCGATGATATTGTCAAAGACGAAACTAACGATAAAGAAAATATAGTTTATGGTGACACAACTACAGTGTGCTCTGTATCACCCCCGATTTGTACAGATGATGATAATTGCAGTGAAATTTGCGGCAATCAAAATTTCACGTGTCAAACTGTTAACCCGTCAACTAAGAAATGTTTACCACCGAACACACTCCCAAATTGCGAAGGTGAAAAAATATTGAGTTATGCACAGGACGATAATTCTCTCACGTGGGAATGTAAATGTAATTGGCCCACTTGGGTAAACGGAAATTGCACTGTTGACGATAAATTACCCGGGATTTGCGAAAATGGAAGATTGCAACTGTCGTCATCGAATATGAATCCATCGACATCGGCGCGGTGTATTTGCGATCCGGGTTACATATTAGCATGCACATATCAAGATAATAAACCAAATTGTATCCGTGAAAGTCAATTGCGATTTATGACAGATACATTTACATCATCCCCGTTCCCATTAGCTCACACTTGCAACAAAAACTGGAGACCATTCCGCCCAACGCCTCTTCCCCACCCTCTCCCTCTTCCCCGTCCTGCATTACGCGGGCAGTCTTTCAGACCCGCGTCTTTCAGACCCAATCAGACGATATTAGAGTCTGTAGAATATAATTCCGGGAATATTGTCGTAGGTATAATAGTCGTTTTAGTT